CGCCGAACACCGCCCTGTTTGCGCGGTAATCGGAGTAATCCTTGACCAGGAACGACTCTGCGGAGCCCCGGCACGCCAGAAAAACCGACTTCAGGTGTGTCAGGTAGGCGTCGTCTGTGATGTTAGCAAACGGCAGCACATATCGGTGCTTGACGTACTCCCACAGCGAACGCCGCCGCTCACGACCACTGCGCAACTGCTTGATCAGGGTGTTGAACTCCGGCTGCACCTGCCAGCCATAGCCAGGGCACAGTTCCAGTTCCGCGTTGATCGTGGTCATACGCCAAGCCTCTGCGCGCGCCGGATCTCATAGCCGACTCGGGCCGCAATCTGCGATTGCGTCTTCGGCGATGTTGGCGCGGCGAATGCGAAATTGTTGGTAACGGAAGCCCCGCCGAAGCCAAGTCTGTGATTCGGGGTGATCTCCACTGGGCTGTTCCCGGTCAACAGGTAGTCTCGCCCGCGAACGGTCGCCATCTCGATGCCACGCTCGTTGACTTCGTACATCGTGTTGGGGCTTGTCCANCCGCCGCTGGCGCGACGGCCTCCGAACAGGCCAGCGATTGCCGATATCCACCCGGTTGAACCGCCCTGCGATGTGCCAAAACCCCCGAATAGCTGCTCAACCAGCCTCTGCGATACGAATCTCGTAATCNNATCCGCGATGCCGTTGATCAGGTTCTTGAAAGCATCGCTGACCGATTCAGTCCCGGAGATGATGTCCTCGAAGAAGTTCCGGAACTCGCCGCGCATGTCATCCATAAATTGNATGCTTTCGGCAAGGTCCCGGTTCGCCTTGATCTGATCGCGAAGTGCGCGGACCTCTTCGTCGGTTGCCTTTGCATTGAGATGGCGGAGGGCGATGGCCAGCTCACGGTCAACGTTGCCCATTCGCATCAGCTCGTTCTCGAACTCATAGTCCTTCAGAAGGCGCCCGAACGGGTCAAGCTGCTGCTTGATTGCCTCGACGTTCTTTTCGTGCTCGGCCCGCAGCTTGGCTTGGGCTTCCGCCAAGCGCTCGGCTGAGATCTCGCCTTTCCTGGCCAGTTCATTGAGCCGCTCCATGTCTACCGCAAACTGGAAATTTGCAGCCGCGACTGGGCCGGCAAGTTGGGCCACCCACTCATCGAACTCGAACCGGGCTCGCACCGACTCCGCCATTCGCTCCATCTGGTCGATGCGCTGCGCCTCGGTCAGAAGCGCCTGCTTCTTGGCATCATCAAGCGCCTTCAGAGAACCATGTTCAATCTCGTAGCGAACCCTTGCCGCCTCTCCCTCCTTACCAAACAGCGCGATCCGCTTGCGCATTGACTCCATCATGGAGTCGTAGGCGCGTTGCAGGCGTTCGGCTTCTTTCTCTGCCTCAGATTTTCCAGCCTTGCCGCCACCACCACCGCCCCTGCGAATCGGGCTCGATGTGACGTTCGAGGAATCCGGCAAACCGTTCGCAAGCATATTGCGCCGGGCGACGGCCCTTCTCAACTCTTCTTCAATGGCGTCGCCGAATATGGCGCGGCGCAGATCATTCAGCAGCCCCCCTCCGTACTGCATCTGAGCCAGTTTCCGGATGCGAGCCTCGAGCTGNTCGATGCTGTCCAGCATGTCAGCGGGCAATCGGCCAGCGTCAGCCAGCCAATCACGATACTTGCTGACTGCTTTGGCAAACTCGTTTGTCAGCCTGGCGACAGCCGTTGCACCCTCAGTTGCTCCATTTACGATCAGTTGGAATCCCTTCCTGACGTCTGGATCGTTCAGCGTTTCAATCAGTTCATTGATCGAGGCTGTCAGGCCGTTCAGAGACTCGTCGTCGCCGGACAGAAGATCGCCCAAGGTGTTTTTCAGTGCCGCCAGTGCGCCGCCGAATGTGTTGCGCGCGGCCTCCGCAGCGCCGCCGTATGACTCCTCCAGAATCTCCAGAATCTTGATCTGAGCCTCACCTTCGCGACCAGCCTCCACAAGGGCTTCAATCGACTTCCGGACTTCCTTGGTGAACGCGGCGCCGAACCCCTGCTGTGCAAGGGCCGCGGCAGCCTTGGCCGGAGATTCCAGCGCCCGCCCGATAACCTCGGCGGACTGGGACAGGCTCATCTCAAGCCGGGTGGACTGGTCGATTATCGCCTGCATCGCACGGGGGATGTTCTCCCCAAGCACGCCGCTATACGANAGCAGCCGCGTCTGCGCCTCGATAATCTCGTTCGTGTCGAACGTGGACCTCTTCTGGAACTCGGCCGCCATCGACACAAGCTGTTCGCGGGTGTAGCCCGCAGCGTTGCCGGTGGACTTCAGGATGGCGTCAAGCTGGGCAAGGCTCTTTTCAGCCTGCATCGTGTTGCGAATGATGACACCGATGCCGGTCACCACCGCGCCACCGATAGCGCCGATAGCGAGCCCTGCGCTCTTGGCGCTGGCCTCAATTTGCTTCATGCGCTTGTCGGCTGTCCGGGCAGCACGATCCATGCCCTGCTCGAAGCCAGCAATCTTGGCGATAATGTCAATCGTCAATTGGCCGAGCGATCGAGTCGCCATTATCTCACCTTCCTGCTGATCTCAGTCTTGCGGGCAAGCGCCTTGAACTGCGCCATCAGGGCAGAAGCCATTTCCTGCGTATCCATTTCCGGCTCCGCCTGCTTGGGCCACGGCATCAGGTCGCGCGGCTTCACGTTCCTCAGGAACGGGGCCACGGCACGGGCAACCGCCGACTCCACGCGAAGCGCGATGTTCAGAGGGCCGTTCTCTTCGATGTAGGCAACCCAGAGGTTCACTTCGTCCTGAGAAATCCGGCTCTTCAGTTCACCGACGGGGATTCCCAGCGCGAGGGATAGTTCGCAAAAGAACCGATCCCTCGCGGTCAGTGCTTTTTTGCGCTGTTNACCTCATTGAACGCGTTCACCATTGCGGCAGCGACCGCAGGGTGGAGCTTGTACGCATCCTCAAAGGACAGCGATTCATTGCCGCCTTCGCCAAGGTAGACGGCCTTGGAGATCACCTCAGCCGTGCGGCTGCGGCNCTTCGTGTCGGCCATAAACAGGGTTTCGTAATCGCCAGCGGAAAGCCTGCGAACGTGAATCGTCGCGCTGTATTCCTGCCCGTCGATCTCGAAATTGATCTCCCGCTGCACCTTGGCATCGGTCACGAAAGCGCCAAGCGCCTTCAGGTCATTGATACTGGTCATGTCATCTCGCCTTGGTAGGTGGGCGGCGCGGTACGCACGGCGAGAAAACGCCCGCTGACCCGCCCGAAGTTGAACCAATCGCCGTTAGCTACCCGCCGGAGTCAGCACCGGATCGCCGGACACCTGAATGCCGACAGTCGCAGTGATCAGCGCATTCAAGCTGAAATCGAAGGCGTAGGAGTTGACGAAGCCCTCGAACTCGAGCCACGTCCGGTTCGACGGGAGGTCAAACACGCACTCGCCATCACTGTCTGTGGTGGCGGCAGGATCGGTGCCGATAGCATCGGGGAAGCCGATCACCCACTTCAACGAAGTGCCCGCAGCCTTGAGTTCCAGGAGGCGGATGTGTGACGGGTCCTGCGGGTCAAGGTTCAGGGTGAAGGAAGCCGTGCCGGGAGTGGCAAGGCCCGCTTCGTAGGTACGAGCGGTGGATTCCAGACAAGTGGTTTCCAGCTGCTCAATGGTGGAATCAAGACCGGTGATCGAAGTCGGGCAGCCAACCTGCACGACACTGCAACCGTCCGGGTCAATGAAGTACAGCTCGGTTCCTGCGGTACGCATTTACATTTTCCTTCCAACGTTGGGGACACGCCGCCTCACGGCGGGGTTAGCGGCTGCCTCACGGCAGTCGTTTCGGCCTGTGCACAGACCGAATCAGGTGCCGCGTTCTACAAAGAACTCGGCGGTAAAACTGACGCGCCACAGACCGGTGGCAGGCTCGTAGTCCTCACCGTTCCATGCGACGACGTGGTTGAAGTCACCCTCGATCGCGTCCCGCAGGGCTGCGGCGACGGATCGGGCGGAACTCACGCTCTTGGCGTAGCAATCCACCTGCACGCCCATCACGTCCTCGGACGGCGGGCAGGAC